TAGTCCAGAAAAATCGCAACATTCTTCAGAGGCATACCAATCATGGCCTGCATTTCTATAGTCATTACCAAAGTTTTTTAATTTTACAACTGGAGGAGTAATTGGCTTTGCATTTACTGTAATCTGGTCTATAAGTGTAGTTGTTTGATTTAATACAGTGTCTATGTCAAATGTATATAAGTACTCTTCATCAAAACTAAAACCAGAGTTATGCCCGTATTGTATATATACTTGACCATTTTTTTCGTATATATCATTAATATAAGAACCACCTTTTGGAGGTCTATTAATTAAATCACCACTATCTAATGCCGAAATTTGCGCTAACTTAGAGTCTATTTCTATATAATGAGTTAAGTCTATTTCACCAAAATCATGATGTAGGAAAGATTCAGGCTCATCATTTGAATTATAGTGATAATAAAGGCCTATAACGCCTATAGAATTAGGCTTATTAGCTTTTCCTACTAATACATAAGTAGCGTAATCTGCATCATGACCTGCAAATGTAGAGTTGTCATTAGAGCTATCCCAACTATTTATGATAGGCCTAAGATCTCCTCCAGCTTTCATGTGTTCATGTATATGCTTAGAAGACCCAACAGCAGTAATAATTTCTCCTAAACTCTCAGTTTTATGCTGCTTTCCTACAAACTTTCCATCATTAGTTTGATTTGATGTGTGTCTAAAGTTTACACCATATAAATGTCTTTTGTCGTTTGATATAGCAACTGCAAACTTTAAAGACTCTCTATTACTAGAAGCTCCTGAATGAGGTAATTCTAAATAGGATAAGGAAAATATTGCATTTCCATCATCAATAGATTTTACTCTAGCATCTTCTAAATGATAACCATCTATTTGTGTACCAAATTGAGAATGATTTATTCTTCCAAGCCATTGTGATTTTGATGTAGTCGTTGAGCCTGTTCCAATATATACTGCATTTGGGCCCTTTCCTAATGAGACACTTTCTGGGTATCCAGAATTAGATGAGTTTACAAATCCTCCATTAACAGGTTCTGTAATATTTCTAGGACCATTTTCTTGATAAAAATCTTGAATGACTTTCATTTTATATTCTGGAGGGTTTATAGTAGTGTCTTTATTATAAAAAGCTACATCTGTTGTTACTTTTGTAGAGTTCTCATCTTTTCTATCTATTAGACTAAAATTTCTACCATTAATTTCAAAGTAGCTAGAGTCGTCAAATATCTGAAGATTAGACTTAGCCCCCCCAATAGTAACATGATATTTAATATTCGCTGGACTTTCAACTTGAGAAACATATGTTACTTCTATAATATTCCAGTTATCAATAGCTTTAATTGCATCTCCAGCAGTGTGTGTTGTAGCAGTAGTACCATTATGACCTCTTTCTACATTTAAAGTAAAGCCTTCTGAGTTTTCAGGATCTACTATACTACTTATAAATAATTCTTCGCTTGAGTTACCTATTCTTATAACATCTTCTGTGTTAAAATGTGCAGGATTTGGGCTTCCAGTACTAAATACAATAGCTGTTTCACTAGTATTTAAATTTGCTGGGAGGTCTTCACCTGTATCAATATATGCCCCACTGGTCCATCCTGTAGTTGAACTATAATAACCAGACTTTAGCTCTGCTTTTTCAATGTATTTATTAGCTTGTAAATTACTAGCAAAGCTTTTTCTTAATTGCTTTTGTGTAAATGCTGTAGCGTTACCATCTATAGTGCCACAATCTTTAGTTACTGTGTCTTCAAAAATACTAGCACTATAAACTAATGTTGTATTTAAAACAATATCATGCCCTAAGTATATTTTGTATTGATTAGAAGTATCACCACTTCTAAGAGGTATATTGGTTCTGATACCTTTTAGTTTACCTTCTTCATCTAAAGACTCTATATTTTTACTATATACAGGCGATTCATTGCCTACATCTGAAGCAGAAGCCGATGAGTTTGTTCCCTCAATAAAATTTCTTAATTCTAATCTTTCTTTTGGCATTTATCTCTTTTTTAATAAGTTAGTTACTATTTTAACCAATGCATCATAAGAAGCGCTCATTTTTTTAACTTCTAGTTGCAATTTCTTTTGTTGGTTTATTAATTGTATTATTATTCCTTCTAGTCTTGTAAACTGCTGATTTATGTCTTTTGTTAAGTCGTCTTGTATATACTTGTTCTGTTTCCATATGAAATAGCCGAACGCTATAGCTACCGCTACAGGAACCCCAAACGTTTCTATTATGGCCATTATATCCATTACTACCCTTCGATAAGCTTACCATCTACTATTGCCTTACCGTTTTTTATTTCAACTATATCTACAAAACTATTAGGACCATGATATGTTACAATAGCAAATGCATGTTTCCAGTTCATAGGCCGACCTCCTACAAAACCATTGACTTCAGGACTTAAATCTTTTAAACAGCCTATACTATAAGCTGTAATCGGTCCCTTTGCACTTTTATCTGAGTAAACCTGAACATCGTGATGATGACCATACATAATGTTTTGTTTGTATTGCCTACAATGATTACTAGCATGATTCATTCCGCTATAATTATGACCGTGGTAATAGCTCATATCACCTATTTCTAGGAGCTTTCCTAGTGCCTTTACCTCAAACCCTCGGTCTACCAATTTTAGTGCTTTGTTTAGCCCATATTGGTCTAAATAAGGGTATTCTTCTACAAAATACTCTAACCATTGATCATGATTGCCAGTAATAAAGTGTTTTTCTTTTACATTAGCTTTATCTAATGATTCATCTATTTGGTCCATCCCTTTATTTACATCTTCAATCTCTTGTATTATATCTGGCAAATAATACTCTAAAGGTGGCTTTATTTTTCTTTTCCACTGCCAATGACTACAACTTCCCCATTCTCCACTGTCTCCTAAATCAATATATGCATCAGGCTTTACTTCTTCTATTGCCTTACATACAACGTTAATTGCTTTCTTATCGTGTAAAGGAAAATGCTTGTCTGGCGTTACTATATATTTCTTCAATTCAGCTCTCCATCTGTTATACCCCAATCATTTGGATTAGTCCAGTATTGGCTGCACATTTCAAGTAGTATTTCTGTTTCTTCTTTGTCCTTGGTTAAGTATAATGCTTCACAGGAGTCGCACATCCAAAACAATGGTTCAACTCCTGATCCAAGCACATCCATACTAACTAACTTTTCTGACTTACAATGTTTACATTTTTTAGGCATTGTTTTGTAAACCTTATTATCATTAACGCCTATTTCTTCTAAACGGCTTCTGCCTTCCTGTATTACTAGGTCAGCATATACCGTAAACTCTGTAACCTTTGGTTCTGTCATCTTTTTATTTAAGCGCCTTCTTAACTTTAGCCCAAATTTTATCATCTAGTTTGTTTTTGCTACTCTTAACAAGTAAATCACCAAGGCCAGTCACTATCTTTTTCTTTACTTTTTCGCTAATAACTTTTTTAAGTATTTTACCTGCTATTAATTTCCCTAACACTACTTAAGGATTTCTGCTTTAACTATATCTTCTACAGAGTCATAGATTGCTGTAAGAATCTTTTCTTCTGTTTTTTCAGATATAATAGGAATGTCAACGTTGTCATTTAATGCTTTAATGATTTTTACCTTCATTTCGTCATTAAATAAGTAGTCTGCTATAATTTCCTTCATCGTACCTCCTTGTATATTTTAATAAGCATAAATACTAATGTTGATAGTGCTGCAAGTGCACTAAACACTGGTGGGACCCATTCTGTCCAGTGTAACATCTGCGCTGTAGTGGATCCCGCAATGCCTACAGCTGATGTTTTTAATGTATCTATCATTTTTTAGCCTTTGTTAACGCTTGAGATAATGTGTAGATAGCACCATTTGACAATCTTACACTAGTATCTAATGTTGCAGCACCTGTTTTTGCATTAACAGTTACTGAGTTTGTAATTTGTGCAGTGACTTTATTTACATTCGTATACACACCTGTTGCTCTACCTGCAACTAGATTATCTATCTGTGTTGCTTGAGTTGTAGATATGCCAGTCTTTGCTGTATTGGCTGTAATTGCACTTGCTTGTGCTGTTGTTATGCCAGTCTTTGCTGTGTTTGCAGTTATAGCACTTTCTTGACTACTTGTTATACCCTTTTTAGCTGTATTTACTGCTACAGTAGAGGTTAATGTAGATAAGTCTTTTATAGATGTATTGTTTCTATCTATGGCTATATCAAGAGATTCAAATATCTCTTTTATCATTGCACCATTAACAGTGGTCTCCATATCTGTTTTTTCATCTACCGACTTATCATGTTTATCTTGATCTGCCATTATGTTAGGTCCTCCTCAAATTCTAAATGAAATACACCTTCTATCATATATTGTGATGATGTTGTTAAAGCATAGTCTCTACACATCATAGGTATCAATATATCTCCTTCACTCATAGCAACAGATATTCCTGATTCACCCATACTATTGTAGCAGTTACCTGTCCAAGCTGTTGTTACTCGATTACTAACTAATGAAATAGCTTGGGTACCGTTATCATTGTCCCAGGTAATTGCGTTAGTGTTTTTCTTTAAATCCAGTATTAAATCACCACTATTGGTAGTAGCCATATTTCCATAAAGCTTATATCCAGTAAGAGTCATATCTCTTGGAACCACTATACAAGGATTATAAGTATCATACCATATAGTTCTTGAGTCTGCACCAACTGCACTACTATTCCAGTTGTAATAAGCAGGTCCATATGTTGTACTTGGATGATACCATCTTCTTCTTGAAGAACCTATCGCACTAGTATAAGCTGATGTATACCACCGCATACTCCATTGCATATCAACTTTTTGTTTTAATCCAGATATATTACTATTTTTATAATCTGCATCATCTGCTGTTGTTATTACTTTTTTCCAATTAGCCATTATATCTCGGTAGTTTTACCCATTAACTGTTTATGCAACTTTGTAATCTTTTCAATAGTGCTCCATGCTAACTTAGCTTGGACTATTGGAACCTCTATTTTACTTAATATGTTTATCAAGAAATCGGTTTCCTCAATGTTGAAGGAAATGCGCTCAGGTTTTTCCCCAAGCGCTTTCCCATTGTTTTGAATTATCGGCACTTACTAGCCTCCACCAGTATTAGTGTATGAACTTGTACATACATAAAGTGTATCGGCACTGTTATCCCAATAAAAGGTTCCTTCTCCAACAGCTTTAGTTGCTACACTTGGAACACCATTACCAGTTTTGAATCCCATTAGGTGATAATCATTAGCAGCACTTTGAGCCTCACCAGTGGTTGCTACCATCCAACCAGTACCAATTCTACCATCAACGTTGGTACTAACTGTATCATCATACCAATATAGTTTAGGCTCAATAGTTTGGCCTGTATTAATTACTATACCAGAACCATCCGAAGCAGCTTCTGTAGTTGCACCAACTGATAGTGTTATAGTTTTATCAACTAAATTAGAGTTTGTCTGCGATACAGTATCAATAGTACCAGTAACAGTTAGATTACCTGTAATTTCCATATCTTTTGCAGAGAAATCTTCAAGTGTATCACCATTGATTGCAGCTCTTTGATCAAGCTGTTGCTGTATTCCAGAAGTAACGCCATTTAAGTAACCATATTCTGTATTACTTACATTTCCATTACCACCAACCAAAGTAGCACTTAACCTGTTTCCTGAATCTATTGCTTGATGAGCATCAATTACTGTTCTCATTTCTGCAGCTGTAATTCCAGTTTTTAATGCTGGTGTACCACTATTGTCATAAACTGCAGCATTACCACTATCTCCAGTTGGAGTTGTGTCATTCATATCATCTACAACTAAATCTAGTGTACCATCACCATCTTGATATGTAGCAGTTATTCTTGTTTCTGTATTGCCAGAGAACATAGCACCAACTATGTCTTGGACTGCTTCAGTTGTTAACTGAGTGTTTGTGTCTGTCGGAGTGGCCCAAGTTCCGTCTTTTTTTAAAAACGTTGAACCTGATCCACCCCCTAGGTCTGCAACTGTAACGCTACTATTCTTATAATCAGAATCGTCAGCAGCTGTAATAACCTTTTGCCATATAGCCATTTATTAGTCTCCTTTTATTTAGGGTGTCGGGTTTTCATTATCAATCAACACGTAAAGCTCTCCACCAGTTTTCACAATATCACCTATTGCATATCCTGCAAAGTTTGGTAGCCCACCTAGATTATTCAATTTCAAAGCAGGCATAACTAGGCTTCCAACCCCATTTTCAGTGAGCTCTAACATTGTTGTATTGTTGTACTTAAAGGTTAAACTGGCACTAGTCCCTCCGATAGTAGAAATAGTCCATTTATTGTTTAACGAAAAATTTGACGTAGTATCTGTAACATTAAATATTTGAAAGTTAGGCGTTGACTGAAAAGTTGTTGCCCCACTTCTAGTAAATGATGTTGTTTGTCCTATATTATCTCTGGTAAATGCCATTAATAATCCACTGGTTTAATATATCCGCCAGATACTTTGTTTCGAGAAGCGTACTTTTTACCTTCTCTTACTTGTTCAGCATATAATGCGTCATAATATTGTGCTAATTGTAAATTAAATCCATCTCCTGGAAGCCTATAAAGTTCTGCTATAACTTTAAATCCTAATGCTTCATGAAATTGATCTGGAAGTTCACTTGATTTAGTTAAATCTGGATCAAATGGTATAGGTCTTGATGTATATTCAAGTCTAAGCGTAGCTCCACTAATGCTGGGGGAAATATATTTATCAGTTCCATCTATATTGGACTCATTCTTTTCAACAATTCCAATCCTATTCCCATTAACAAACCAAAAAAACTTATCTATAGTTTCATTTATATTAACCACTAAAGTCTCCTTTCTTTGGCCTATCTATCATTCTTCTAATTTCCACCTCATTAACTTCAACTCTTTTAATTTCTAACACTTCTGGAGGTAAACTATAATATCTTTGACCTGCAACCAATGTATCTGTATTATCAGAACCTACATGAATAATTTTAGTTTTTGCTGCAAAGTCATCTTGCGCTCTATTTAAAGCTTTTCTTATTTGTGTTTCTCCAGCGTGTGAATGATGTTGTTGTATTGTCTCTATTAATTCTTTTTGTGTCATTACTAGTTCTCTCCAAATTTTTCACTTAATTGACCAACTTCAGTCTGAATCATTTCAGAGAGAATTTGAGCTTCGCTACTTAGTACTGTCACTAATTCACTATCTTCTTCTTGGACTGCTGCATTAGCAATTATTTCAACTAAAAATGAATGAGCTATTTTTTTAATTACTAATCCTTCTAGCTCTTCAGGTAAAGTTTTATGAGTCTGTTGTACCCCGTAAGAATCAGGTAATGGGAAATCCTCTAAAGCTCCAGTTCCAGTACCTACTTCCGTTGATGTAAATATATGCCTTTTAATTGCATAAACTTGTAATGCACTACTTCCATTGGGCATATAAGCATCTGCCCCAGTATTTGTCCATCCAGTTGTGATAGGAGCAGTTTTGATTAACTGAACTCCTGCTACATTTTCATACCAATACACTGGACTATTATCTGTTGCAAAGTATATGCTTTCTGTATCTAAAGATCTTTTACTATTTTCTAAACTAATTCTTTTGCATGGTTTTGTTATAAACCTTACTGTACTTAAAGTAGCCCCGTCCATAATATGATTAGCTGCAGTTCTAAACACTAATAACTCTCTTTTTTCATCAAGATTAAAATCTGCTGGTAAAGATGTATCAGGATCAGTGTTTGTTACTAACGATTCTGGGTTGATAGGAGGATGTAAATTTGAAAGTATTAACCTAGGTGGTAATAAAGACAAAGCTTCCCAGTATCCTCTTGAGAATACGTCTTCTGGGTTACTAATGCCGTCTAAAAACGTAGCGTTGTCTTGTCCTAGTTGTGATAATACTCTTTGCTTTAAATTCATTTTTCCTCTTTAATGGTGCCCCCAGCGTTAACCAGGGGCACATTGTTTAGACCTTATTGATTATGAAGATGTATGAAAATCAATAACAGCGTGAGTCTCAGGTAACAATACCTCAAGACCTGCTTCAGTGATAATCATATCTTTTCTACCATCAATGTC